CTAAGGGGATGCAATATCCTCTTAATTTTTAAGTACTTTTATAACTTTATTTATATTATAGACTATTTTTTTTTACTGTCAATATAAATTTAGCGTATATTCGTATATTTATTAAATAATTTAGGTAGCTATTTAGAAATGTAGACAAAAGTTTGCGTGTCTTGGTGTCACTCGTGCCCATTACATCAAGAAGGGTAATGGGCACGAGTTCGGCATGCGATACGACAGCCGAGATTTTATGCAGAAAGAGACTGCATACCATTTTGGCAAGGAGTGCAAAAAAGAAGCGGAGCTTGGCGCAGGGGCGCGACTCGCTTCGCTTCCTTTATAAAAAATAATTGATTTCTTAATGTCTATTAAGCCATCGAATAACAGCGATCACAACGGCAACAAAAGAAGCCGCAGGAACAAGAAGAGCAGCCAACAGCAAAAAAACCATAATCAAATCAGAATTCATTTACGCGAACCTCCGAAACCACCTTTTCGACCATCTTTACCAAACTTATTCAAACCAAGAAAACCAGAACGGGGACGATTTTTAAAAGCATCAACAATACCGGGTAAACGATTAGCGATCATACCAAGTGCAGAAGTAGTCTCACCGCGACCGAAATCATTAAGCTGTTTATAGGACATATCAGAACCATAACGCGAAGCAGCAGCGGCCTGATCAGACGCATAACGAGACGCAGAGGAAGCAAGAGACGAACCAAACATAGAAGCAGCAGCCGAACGATCAGAACCATAACGCGAAGCCTCATAGCTACGGTCAGAATGATAACGAGAAGCAGACGCGCTCTTATCAGCACCATAACGGGAGGCACTGGCGGCGATCTCAGAAACGATTCTCTCCATAGCAGTATACTTATCTGCAACAGCTTCCTGTGTCTTAGCGTTGATGTTAGCGGCCTCTATTTGAGTCTGAGCGGAGAGAATAGAACCAAGAAGATTGGCAATCGCGCCATTAGCGGAGGTATCCGTATCACCTTTCGCACCTTGAGAAGTCACACCTTGAGCGGTAGCACCAGAGCCGACAGAAGCGCCATTTCCATTCATAGCAGAAAGCACAGGATTAAGACCAGCAGCCATAAGGTCACGCACCTCGCGCTGATGAGCAGTATTCGAAAGCATCTCCTGCCAGTTACGATTCTTAGCGGCCTCATTCTGATTAAAAGCCATAGCCTTAGCATTCTGCTGTTCCTGCCATTCGCGCTGAATCTGAGCTTGACCAGCAGACCAAGCATTATTAGCCTGAGCAACACCCTGCATGTGTGCAATCTGATTCGCACCAGTATTCAAAGCCTCGGAAAAATCAGACATATAAATCTCCTTTCAAAAAAGTGGGGGGCAACTGCCCCCCACTATAGCATAATATTTAGTGATGGTCAATAAGACCAGGTACCGAATACATCGGCATCGGGCGGGTAGCTCGATTGGAAACATAGATATCGGCGAAAAGCTGATCGGAAACAGAAGACTTGACAGCGAGAACACGGTCAACGGTATTCTTGTCCTCGCGAATCCAACTATCAGACAGTGACGGAAGACTCGCGTAGTCATCCGCCAAATGCCAGACATCAAGAGACTGTTCATAAGCCGAACGCATCTCACCAGTAACGCGATTGGGCTTATAACGGTAGTCAGACCATGCTTCCTGATAGCCGAAAACCTCATTATCCTTTGCGGTACCCTGCGCAAAGATTTCCTTGTTAAGCACAGCCTGCTCACCAATATTGGCGAAGACCGGCCAATAGTAGTCAAAGCGCGTCTTACGCGACCAATGGCGCTCAATACCCTGCTGGTAGGTATGATCGTAACGAGCAACCATGACGCCGATGATGTAACCATGCTCAGTAAACGACTTCATGAAATCGTGGTTGGAATCCGTAGTCTGAGACATACCGACAACAGTACCTTGCGGAGTATCGGCACCGGCACCGGTACCGGACTGCTGGATGACCTGATTGACGTTAATCGGAACACGGTTGCCACCGAGATATTCAGGGCGCTGCAAACGAGCATCAGGAGAGGTCACGCCGAAATGAGACTTGAGAACCTCAATATAGCGAGTACCGCCGCGGGCATCACGCTCATAGAGCTTCTGAATCTGAAAAGCCATGCGGAGTTGGTTAATCGTGGCAACAATAGCATTGCCGGAAGGAATCGCCCACAAATTAGTCGGATAAATCGTATCATACAGAGTGCCAGAAGGAATAGGAGCATCAGAACCATGAAGCTTCCCAAGCTGAGAAGAACCATTAACTGACAAAGCCTGATAACTGCCAGTAACAGAGGCACCATCATTAAACTTCAAAGGCGAAGTAGAAGAATTATGCGTCTGAGACAAAGAAGCAACCGGCATATTAGCCTGAGAAGCAACCGAAAGAGTAACGTCCGGACCTTTCTGCGGGCTGGGAAGGCAACTTGTGAAATAGTCATGATACTTGGCAGCGATATAAGGCAGACCACCTTTTGCAACATCAGTCACAAAGTTTCCAGAATTCACGCCAGCAACGGTGGCATCATCGACCGGAACAACGAGCGGGTCTTGCAAATTCTGATCGCGGAACCACTCGTTCATAACGAGGGCATACGCACGGAACGGAAGAACGGACACACTCAGACCACCGACGCCGGTAGGCAAGCCAAAATAATCGGCAAGAGTACCAACAGACCAACCAGCGGAAGGCGACGTAATCTGAGGTACAGAATACTCCGTCGTGGGTATCCACGCGCTTTCAGTGTTTTCACCGTTAAACTCCTTCCAATGATTCCAAACAAGGCGGTTTGGAACGAAGAAATAATACGAATCAAGGTAAACATTGTCCATCATCGGCGTGAGCAGGGTCTGCATACGCACAACTTTGGAAGTACGAACATTGAACGTATCGCCGGGGAGCACCTCTTCGAGGAAAAAAGGGACAATGTCGCCAACGTTGAAAGAGGTCTTGACAGAGGACGAACGATCGAACGTCGAACGGGACATGTCAATGCGGGTGGGATTCAGCGCAAAATGCGATTCAACATTACGATTCATTCTCGATCTCCTTTACAACAACAGGGTCAATCTGCGCGGGTGGGGTCTCGGGCTCTACCGGCTTTGTGATCTCAAAGCCCATCTTGGACAACCAGTCCTCGGTACCGGACTGAGCAAGAAACTGCTCAAAAGAACAGTCAAACTTCTGGCGGGTCTCAAGCGGAAGAGCCTTGAACATCTCTTCGGCCTGATTGATACGGTTAAGGGCATCAGCCATATTCTTCGGAAAATCGGTCACGTCTGCATAAAAGCCCTGAGCCTTGTTAAGGGCTTCAACGTCGCCATTAGAGAAGCGGGCGAGAATAACGTTGAGATCAACCGAGTCACGAAAAGACTGGATATAATCATACAGATTCTCTTCACCTTTCTTCTCAAGAATGACACGTCCGTTCGCATCATACTTACCACCGTAGAGCACCTTGACAGGCGAACCGGGATTGGCGGCAATGCGAATATGCGGGGTGTACTGGGTATCAAACATCTTCGTTTCCAGCTCCTCTCTCATAAAGTGCATCAAGCAGCTGGTCAACCAGCGCAGACACGTTTTCGCGGGAAAAGAATTTCAGGACGAATACACCGATAATATGAAGCAGCTTCTTAGACATTGCGCAGCACCTCCGAGGCATCAGCAATCAAATGCGGCAGACGGGGAGTCTCATCACCGTAAGAGAAAATGACGGCACGGTCAGTGTCGAACTTGGCAACGAGAAACAGGGCAAAATCATTGGGACAGTCATGCATGATGCTGTCCGGCTGGTTAACAGCATGGACGAAATTACGGAGAGCAGCGGCGTCGTTCTGCTCAAGTACGGGAGTCATGTAGCCGGTCTTGGCGTCCTTAATGGAATACATGTTGAGAATCATAAACGAATACCTCCACGAAAAATTTTGGGGTCAATATTGATCTTCTTGCTATGGGCAGCAGTGCGACGGAAAATTTTGTTGTCCAACTTAGGTTTGGTCTTCTTGCGCATTTTACAACTTCCTTTCAAGTGATTTTATGCGAGCCGTCAAAGCAGCTTCTTCAACTGCTAAACGGTCAGGCTCAATAAGGGATGTTTGCAAGGACTTATTATGAGCATCTACCAGCGCAGCATGTTGGCGCTTAGCCTTTATCCTTGCCATCTGATCGGGGTTATCAAGATCAAAAAGCCGGTCATAATACCGAGGCGGGCGAAATTTCAACTGACCTTTATCGGTCGGAAGATTGATATACTCATACTGATAAAGATCGGGATGGTCGGCATAATACTGATATGCGATACCGGGCTTGCGAGACATCCTCACAAACTCAGGCTCAATGTTAAAACGCTCATATACCTCAGCACCTTCGCCTAGAGCCTTTTTCATTATGTAGCGTGCTGTATAAGCACACGTTTCCCATGTTACGGCACCGACCACAACATAGCCGAGACCCCAACACTCAGTAAGAGAATCACTAATGAAATAATCATAGTTCTGTGGGGAACGTTTGTAGGGTCGCAAATCAACGAGAGACAATCCAAAAATAATTGCGTGATAATGAGGGCGATAAGTAGTAGACCCATACTCGCCACAGGCAAAGAAGCGTAGACGCTCATAAGAATGTTCCTTTCTCAAACGTTTCATAAAAAGCTGAAGATCACGAGCACGAAGGGTCAAACCAGAACGAGCTTCACCATCATCATTCTCGGAGTAGTACGTCACAGGCACATGCTCATCATCATAAGTCAGCGTTACAAAATAACTTGATTCATGGTACTGCAATTCCAGCATACAGCGGTTCGCCCATTGGCGAGACCGTTCGAGCCGACAACCAACACAGCGACCGCAAGGAATCTTGAGACGTGCGTTAGGCGGATAAGATTCCCATTCAGTAGGACCAGCGACGAATTTAATATCGCGCTTGCCGTTAGAATTCAAACCAGTACTGACAGCCAACATGGGATGAAAGCAAGACACAAAGCAAACACCTCACTAAGGGGATGCAATAGCAACTAAAATCGCACGTTTTCCTGTAAAACGGTCAAAAATGTAATAAAATCGAAATGTTTTGCAACTTTTTTCGGTCAACTTTCATTTTCGCCCGCGAACAGCAAAATGCCCGCTTTTCGCT